AGTCATATGCTTTCGAAGCAGACGACGAAGAAGTAGAAGAAGGTTCTTATAAAAAGAAGAACAAAAAAGATGCTCCTAAGTCACAAGCAGAGCAGATGCGCGAGTATGTAGAAAAAGTAGTTGCAGGTCACGGTGCTGAATCAAAAGGCAAAGGTGAAGACGGCGGTGTAAACAAGAAGTCAACTGTAGCTGGTAAAAACGACATGGGCGGCACTGTTTCAAACTTGAATCAAGGTGATACAGGCGATGTTGTAGAAGCTGGAAAAGGTGCATTAAAAGGCAACGGACTAGCAGATGCAAATGCTAAAGAAGAATCAGCAGGCAACGTTAATACACCGGGTTCAAAGAACGCTACTAAAATGAGTGGTGTTGCAAAAGGCCATGGCGCTGAGAAAAAAGGCGCAGGTGAAAATGCTGCTAATAAAAAATCAACAATTGGCAGCTAATTAGAGGGAAGTTTTGAATGATAAACTTACGAGAGCATTTGACATTCGATCAAGCAGGACTGGTCGTTGAGTCTACCGAAAACGCTACAGGCGGCAAAGACCTTTTTATGAAAGGCATCTGCATACAAGGCGGTGTGCGTAATGCAAACCAGCGTGTGTATCCTGTAAATGAAATTGGTAGGGCTGTCAAAACTCTCAATGATCAGATAGGCGGAGGTTATAGTGTTCTCGGCGAAGTTGATCATCCAGAAGGACTCAATATTAACTTAGATCGTGTAAGCCACATGATTACAGAAATGTGGATGGATGGCCCAAACGGTTACGGCAAAATGAAAATCTTACCAACCCCTATGGGACAGCTAGTTAGCACTATGATTCAAGCAGGTGTGAAGCTAGGTGTTTCGTCAAGGGGCTCTGGTAACGTTGTAGAAGGAAGCGGAGAAGTTTCCGACTTTGAAATTATCACTGTGGACGTTGTGGCTCAGCCCAGCGCCCCCGGTGCTTACCCAACACCAATCTATGAGCATCTAATGAACGCTCGCGGAGGGTACAAGGCATATGAATTAGCACAGGCAACCAAAGAAGACCCTAAGGCACAAAAGTATTTAAAAGAATCGTTGATTAACATAATCAACAGACTCCAATAAAGGGAGAAGTAATATGTTGGATGCACTAAAGACACTTTTCGAAAACGATGTAGTTTCAGAAGACGTGCGCCGTGAAATTGAAGAAGCATGGGATACGAAGATTAAAGAAAATCGTCGTGCTGCCACAGCTGAACTTCGTGAAGAATTTGCTCAAAAGTATGAGCACGACAAACAAGTAATGGTTGAATCAATCGACAAAATGCTTGAAGAACGTCTTGCTTCAGAACTTCAAGAGTTTGCAGAAGATCGCAAACAACTAGCAGAAGCCAAAGCAAAGTATGCAGTAGCAATGCGTGAAAACGCAAAGCTAATGAAAGGCTTTGTAATGGAATCGCTAAAGAAAGAAGTTTCAGAGTTACACGAAGATCAAAAAGCTATGGCAACAAAATATTCACAGCTAGAAGATTTTGTGGTGGAATCACTTGCTAAAGAAATTGCAGAGTTTTATGAAGACAAAAAAGATTTAGCAGAAACCAAGGTTAAACTTGTAAAAGAAGCTAAAGAAAAATTTGCGCAAGTCAAGAAAGATTTTGTTGCAAAAAGTGCTCAAGCTATATCAGAAACAGTTAGTAAAGGTCTCACAGGAGAAATTACTCAACTGAAAGAAGATATTGAGTCAGCACGTAAAAACGACTTTGGCCGTAAGCTATTCGAAGCATTTGCAGGCGAATATGCTAACAGCTACCTAAATGAAAAGTCAGAAACTGCAAAACTGCTCAAAGTCATTAATATGAAAGAAAAGCAAATTGCAGAAGCTAAAACACTAGCTGTAAAAGCTAAGAAACTTGCAGAATCAGCCGCTACTGAAAAGAAAGCACTTGTTGAATCTGCACGTAGAGATAAGGTTCTCAACGATCTAGTAGCTCCTCTAGCTAAAGATCAAAGAGAAATTATGACAGACTTACTGGAAAGCGTTCAAACTGATAGACTTCAGTCCGCGTTTGACAAGTACCTACCGGCAGTAATTGACGGAAACACTCCAGCTAAGAAGAAGGCAGTTTTATCAGAGGCAAAAGAAGTAACAGGCAATAGAGAAGAAACTAACGTTAGTTCAAAGGCAGACGCAGACAACAATGTTGTTGATATTAAGCGTCTAGCTGGATTAAATTAAGGAGAAACCAAATGTCAGAACTATTAGAAAGTCGCTGGCAGGACACAAAGACTGCACTTCTTGAGGGCCTAGCAGGCACCAAGAAAGCTGTAATGGAAAGCACACTTGAAAATACTAAAAGATATCTTCAAGAAAGTGCAACAGCTGGTGCAACTTCTGCCGGTAATGTAGCAACACTTAATCGTGTTATCCTACCAGTTATCAGACGTGTAATGCCAACAGTTATTGCAAACGAAATTGTTGGTGTACAGCCAATGACTGGTCCAGTGGGCCAAATCCACACACTACGTGTTCGTTATAGCGACACAGCAGATAATGTAACAGCAGGTGATGAAGCTCTAAGCCCATTCAAAATTGCTAGTGCATATTCTGGTAACGACGATGACAGCAACCCAGCAGCTAATTCAACAGCTGCGCTAGAAGGGTCGGCTGGTAAGCGTCTAAGCATCCAGATCTTAAAGCAAACTGTCGAAGCGAAGTCACGCAAGCTATCAGCTCGCTGGACATTCGAATCTGCGCAAGACGCACAGTCACAGCACGGAATCGACGTTGAAGCAGAGATCATGGCTGCTCTAGCACAAGAAATTACTGCTGAAATCGATCAAGAAGTACTAACTTCACTTCGTGCTCTAGCAGGAACAGCAACCGAAACTTATGACCAAGCGGCTGTTTCAGGTACTGCTACATTCGTTGGTGACGAGCATGCTGCACTAGCTGTTCAAATCAACCGTGTTGCAAACTTGATTGCACAGCGTACACGTCGTGGTGCTGGTAACTATGCAGTTGTATCGCCATTCGCGCTTACAATTCTACAGTCAGCAACTACTTCAGCGTTTGCTCGTACAACTGAAGGTACATTCGAAGCACCAACTAACACTAAGATGGTTGGTACATTGAACAATGCAATGAAAGTATATGTTGATTCATATGCTTCAGACGCAACTGATGTACTAGTTGGTTACAAAGGTTCAAGCGAATCAGATGCACCGGCATTCTATTGCCCATACATCCCGCTAATGAGCTCAGGTGTTGTACTAGATCCGTCAACATTCGAACCAGTCGTATCATTCATGACACGTTATGGTTATGTTGAACTAAGCAACACTGCGTCATCACTAGGTAACGCAGCTGACTACTTAGGTAAAGTTGGTCTAAGCACAACTTATACCAACGTTAGCTTTAGCTAATAGCTACTTAGGTAACAAAACGAAAAAAGGCCCTACGGTGACTTTGCTATCTAGCAAGATTGATAAATACTATTGTCATATAGGAGCCTGTCTAAGCAACAGGACTTATGCGGAATTCCACCGCGTAGACCCTAGAACGGCAATGATAAAACAAAGGAGAAATCATTATGGGACGTCCATTAAGAAAAGACGTAAACGGTGTTGATGCAATTAGATCATTCGGCACAAATACACCTGGCGACGAAAACGCTGGTATTAGATTAAAAGGTTATTTTGGTGGTTCACTAGCAACTGATTACATGATTATCAAGCAACGTGGTGCGAAAACTTTTGTTGTACTAAGCGAAAGCGATGATAGCTTTGTAGATGGCGAAAGCATCAAAGGTCCAGATTCAGCTGATTTTAAAACTGGTACACTAGTTGAAACCACACCAAATGCAAACGGTGAAATTCAAATGCTAGGAACCCTAAACGACGGTAGTGCAGAAGTTGCAATTGCTAAGATTACAAAGCGTGTAGCAACGGACTTTAGTGGCAATCGTTACACCTGGGAAATGTCAAATTTTGAAAAGTAGTTAGAGTAAAAGACGGCAATTATAAAATTGTAGTAGATAATCCAGGAGATTTATCTGGAGGATTAATAACACTTGACACTACCGGAGGCTATACCACTGACAGAGGAAAAGTAGTGATAACCGGAGACTTAGAAGTTAAAGGTATCACTACTACTGTTGAATCAACAGTAACTACAATTGCAGACAATATTATTACACTCAATGAAGGACAAACCGGTGCAGGCATTAGTGCTGCACTAGGCTATCAAGCAGGTATAGAAGTAGACAGAGGAAGTTTTCCAACAGCACGTCTAGTTTTTGACGAAAGTATTCCTTGGATTAGTGGAGGAAGTTCAGGCACAGGTGCTTGGACATTTGAAAATAATGCAGGTCAGTTTTTACCAGTCAGTTTAGATACTATATCTGCTCAAGGAACATTATATATTACAACTCCTAACAGTGCCATTAATGTTGCTGGTACTTCTGATTACGAAGAAAATGTCTTTAATTATATTGGCGGGGAAATTGTAGACGGTGGTAGTGGAGCCGTTATTAATGATGATTTTATACCTAACGCTAAAGGTGTAGTAGATTATATAGATTTTGCATTAGCTACATATTTACAAAATGCAATAGAAGAAGGTGATACCAGAGTTGCCACAGAAGACGAAGATGAAACTAGTATAGAAAGTCGAGTTAAAATCACTGTGGACGGTATAGTAAGCGCAGAATTCTTTTCTAATAGATTTGTAATGTCGGATTTGCAAATACTTGGAAATGAAATTAGTACCAATGATGCAATAAGTAATAATGATTTAGTATTAAGTGCAAATGGTACTGGTAGTGTAAAAATCAAAGACGTTATAGAAATAACAGAAACTCCTGGGGGTGATGACTTTTTATCAGATCCAACTGCACCCAGCGAAGGTATTAAAATTTATTCAAAAACCCAAGCAGAAGGTGGCAGTGGTATATATTTTGTAAATAAGAGTAATACTCAAGACGAATTAATAAGTAGAAACAGATCACTTGTCTTAAGTATGCTATTTTAAAAGGAAACAAGATGGCGATAGTAAATCAAAGACTTACAACGACACAATTAGATATTATTACTGTTCCTGCCGACAAACAGTATGCAATTACAAATATTTTAGTTTGTAATACATATGATCCAGGCGCAGGAGATGCAGCTAATCACGACGCCTTATTTGATTTACATTTAATACCAAGCGGCCAGTCATTGTCTAACACAAGAACATGTGTAGTTAGACAACTTACACTTCCTGCAGGAGAGACTTTTACATTTGATACTGAAAGAATAGTTTTAGAGGCAGGAGATATTCTAGCATTTGTTGCCGAACCGGATGTTGGCGGAGCAGTAACAGATTTAGCCGCAACTGTAAGTTATTTGGAAGTCTAATGAGATTAATAAAAGCTCAAAATACTAATCTACGCAACATTTATGGTAAAGGTGTAAAGTACGATATTAACGATCAAGTTGTTTTAGATAGTACAAATGTGATGCTCGTGCCTAAAGGGACAGAAGTACAGCGTCCTGACAACCCTACAAATGGGCATGTGCGTTATAATACAGATGTTGAAGAGTTTGAATTCTATCAAGACGGCGCTTGGCGTAAAGTACGATACAAAGAACCAAGAACTATTGTACAACAAAACCTAGGGTCAGGTGATGCAGTTGAAACATTATTTGGTCCATTAGACAATGGTGATACAGACTATCCTAATCCACAAAATAATAGTGCTACTGATATTTTAGTATTTGTAGAAAATGTTTTTCAAATATTTGGCACAAACTATACACTTACACAAAATCCAGGAAACAGGTTAGAAGTTGTTAGTATTGTTAGTGTAGGATCTACAACAGTTATAGAAGTATCAGGATCTCATGGTTTAAATACAGGAGATCAAGTATATGTTAGTAGGAACAAGCACAGGACCGTATATTCCAGGTTGGTACTTGCAATTTACTTCGCCTGTTGATTTAGACAAACCCGTAACTGTACTTCATAACTTTAACAAATGATCCTAAAACTGCCAGCATTTATAAACCAGCTCTTATCGGTATTTTGGAAATAAAATGCTGTACGACTATTAGGCTTTTAAAACACTAATATCTTACCACAATTATCTGTCTGGCTTGCCTATGTTACTTCATTTCCCTCTGTTTTTGTACACTATCTGACATTTTATCCTCTACTGTAATAGATCTATTACCTTAAACACTGTTTCTAACTTTGTAAGGTTAATTTTATTGGTTAGTGTGTTTCTTAAACCATAATGCAGGGGTTTTGGCCACTGATTAAACTCTGTCCAGGCATATCCGTTGTGTTCTTCGTTTAAAACTGGCAAGAATTCCTTCTCAACAACACAAAGATAGGTATGGAAGTGGAATTTGCTATCATTAGACACAAATGTCTCTAGAGGTATGGTCTTTTTGATAGAAATTTCACCAATTTCTTCAAAAATTTCACGTTGTAGACCTTCCCAAGGTGTTTCTGCGCCCTCATTTGTGCCTCCCACTAATCCCCATAGATCAGATCTCTTGCCTTGGGCCCTACGAAGGAACAAAAAACGTCTAGTGTCAAGGGCATAGACCAACGCACCACTACATACAATAGTTTCTTCACTCATGCTATTAATTATATTAGAATTCTAATCGCCAGGTGCCAACTGGATATTCGCCGTCAAAAGAAAGTATCCATTCGTCTTGGTCATATTTGTATTGGACACCTGTATTTAGGTTAGTAGTGTATACCACAGTTGAATCTTCTTCACTAGCATCAAATACAATTGACCAATTATTGCCGTCCCACTCAACAATATCGTTGGCATTTGCTACAAAGTCGGTGCCATCGGCGTTTTTCCATGCATCTGGTCCGTCGTAGAAGCTATCTCCTACACTTGCACTGTTGTTTATATCGCCTAGTAGTAAGATTCTTGGGTTTTGGCTTTTCAGTCCTTCGGGATTAGTACGTTGTGGATCAATAATGTAGTCAATCTTGTTACGATCACCATTTGGTCCATGGAAAACTGTGTCATTAGGCAAAGTATCTTCGTCCCAATTGACTACAAGTTCAGTAGGATCGCTTGGATTAACTTGCACATAGCCAACAATTTCGGTATTCCAGTCAGATCGTAACAATCTTAATTCAGTACCGTTCAAACTACCTGTACCTTCAAATTCAAATGGCATAGATTTGAGGTATCCTAACCAAGTTTCCGCACCTACAATACCTTTTCCTATAAGTTTTGCTGTACCATTCATCACAAGTAGATTATAATTATCGTGGCTTGTTGAAATAACTATATCAACATCAGTTTTTACACTATAAGGATTAGATTCGATCTCTTGTACACCTCCTGTAGGATCGACTGCTACATCAATATTAGGTCTAGTAACTGTTTCGTCTTTGGTAACTGATATTTTTGTCTCTGCTTCTGGAAAGTTTCTATCCTGATAAGCCTGTAGTGTAGGTCTAGAAAGGTCAATTTCTATGGTTCCAGCACTTTCATTGAATATACTCTGGATAATTGTTGTGATAACCCCAAGTTTTTTAACTTTGACCGGGGGTGAAATATATATAGGCGTTTGGAATTCTAGGGTAGCCACGTCAATTTCGCTTTCTGCGCCTACAGGAATACTCCTACTACTAAAAGTGACTCCAGTAAGATTGACAACACTTAAACTAGTCCAATCAACATAATTATCTGTGGTCTGTATTTCTAAACTTGGATTGAACAGCATTAGTATCTGTTCTAGAATCTGTAATTTTTGGTCTGTATTGCTGCTCCATATGTCTACATTCAACGAAAGTTGGTAAGGAGTAGGCATTAGTCGCTCAACAGTATAGTTTTTGCCCTCGGTGTTTAGGTATTCTTGACCATTTTCGTCATATGCACGTTCTCTTATGTTTAGTTTGTTTACATAACTGGAATCAGCCATGCGATTTAGGTCTTGTTCTATACCTGTGCGATTTAGGTCTTGTTCTATACCTGTAACATAGACAGCCATTCTCGGAGCACTGGGAATCTTGTTTTCTGAATTGTCTCTTATGATGTTTGCAACCTGTCTAGTCAAATCTCCATACATCACAGGTATTTCTGTAAGATTACCTTTACCATCCTTATAACTGAAGTTGCTCATTAGACGAACAATTTGTGTTATGTAGCGTCTAATTTGTCCGTCATAAAAATGCTGCATTATTCTTCACCTGCTGGTTCTATTTCTACTTCAACTCCGGGTAATTTTTCCCATCTCAAGTTAAACCATTGACTTCCTGTAAGTTCATAACCTAACGGACGCATTATTTCATTGATTTCTTCTATGACTTGGGTGGTGTTTCCGCCCTCAAAGCGAAATTCTTGTATAATGTCGCTTGGTAGACTGCTATTGTATTCTTCTCTGTACATTTGTACAACTGCTTCAAGGTGTGCTGGACTTTTAATTCTCTTGAGAGCATTTATCATTCTTGTTTCATTCGTTCCTAACCCGCTTATTGACCTGTAAAGTTCTTCAATAATAGTAGGTATTTCAGCACGTTGTTCACCTGTAATAGCTCCTTCTTCACCTTCAACACCTTCGTCTCCGGTATCTCCGTCCGCTCCACCTCCTAGGCTGCTTCCAAAATCTCTTGCATATTGAATGCTATCAGCATTAGGAACATCATATGGTTCGGTTCTTATTTTTACAGGTTCGCCTGCATTAGGTTCGCCGTCGTCAATAATACCATCACCGTCCCAGTCGCCTTGAAGTATCTGTTGAGTACGTTCATCATAAGGTGCTTCACCTAATAATTCAGGATTGTCCTTAAGAACATCGTCAATATCTCCCACAACCTGTCCATTTTCGTCTACAAGTTGTCCATCAGCTGTCATTCTAGGTTGCAACTCTCCAGTTTCGTCATTTCTATAATCTCTATCTTTGTCAAACTGTCTAGTTACATTTCTATTATAACGACCAGCGAAATCTTCCATCGGAGAAATAAATTTTACACCTGTGCTAGGTTCCGGAAGTTCGATTTCGATATCTGGTTCTGGCTCTGGTTCCGCCTCTGGTTCTGGTTCAGGCTCTGGTACTGTTTCTCCTGGATCTGCAATTTCATCTTCTGGCGGAATCTCTCCTTCGGGTTTAGGATCCGGATTCAATGCCCTATAGTCAATTTCCTCACCGTCATTATCCACAACAGTCCATTTTCCTCGAACACTTATATTACCTTGCGGGTAATCTCTATCTATCAGTCGTTGTAATTTTTCTTCAAAATCTGCTGCATTTAGCGCACTTGCAGGAATACCCGGTACACGTATTATTTCTCCGCTATCGCGTACAATAACGATATATACTTCATCTGCTTCTCGTAAAAATAATTCTCTTAATTTCATAGGTCTTCCCAAGGTATAGTTATAACATCGTCATCGCCGCCACTGCCGGGAGCTTCATCAGGCGGTGTCTCTTCTTCTCTTCGTCTGCGTTCTTCTTCTCTGCGCTCTTCTTCTTGACGTGCTTTTTCTGCTTCTCTTGCCTTACGCTCTGCTTCCTGTCTTGCTTCTTCGGCTTCTTTTGCTTTTTCTTCTTGTTCTGCTTTTTTGCGTTCAGCTTCATCGCGTTGACGTTCAGCTTCTTGTTTAGATTTTTGAGTCGCTATTAAATCATCAATTGCTTTTTCAAGTGTGTCCGGAATAGCCTCGGCAACGTCGGGATTATTTTCAATAATCTCTTTAGCACCTTCATAATCACCGTTTCGAATTGCTTTCTCTACTTCGTCAACTTTTCTTTGGGTTTCTGCTGTGCCGGTACCGTCTTCTGGACCACCAGCTGCACCATCGTCTGTACCATCAGGTGTGCCCGGACCTTCTCCTGGTCCTTCACCTGATCCTGCTGTGTCACCTTCGCCTGCGCCGTCATCTGTAGAACCCGGAACTGTGCCACTGCCCGGTCCTTCGCTATCTCCAGTACCTTGACCCTTGCCACCTTTGCCTGGACCAAATCCGTCTTTTCCGGTGCCAGTACCGTCGCCTACATCCCCTGTACCTTCACCGTCGCCTACACCTGTACCAAGACCTGCTGCACACTGACGTAGGTATGCTTCATCTTCTGGAAAATTTATAAGATAACTTTCTGCTGCACTCCAAGCACGTTTCTGTGTTGCATCATCTCTACTTGCTGCTCTTTTTAGAGCATTACATAGCTGTACTGGACGTCCTGTTTGTTCAGATAATTTTATCGTTTCTATCAGTTCTTCAACTATTTTTAAATCTTTATATCTCATCAGTTATCTGCCTTTGGCCTTAATGCTT